TATTCTACTACTTATGCTGATACAGCTTTATCAGATTTCCAACAGCAAGTTATAGATAATAAAATAAAAGAGATAGCTGATGAATTAGTTTATATCTATGTAGGTGCTACACCTGATAAGAAAATAAGAGATTTTTGTAAGTGTGTTATTGATAAAAATAGATACTATGATAAATCTGAAGCTAATAAGCTAAAGAATGATAAAAGAAGAAAATGGAATTGTAGACATACTGTAATGCCTATTAGAGAAGATGTTGCTATCAATAGGGGCTATATTAAAGGAGATTTCACTTGCTAAAAAAGAAAATCAATTTTAAAAAGAGAAAACAAAATATTGCAAAGAACTATTTAAATCTATTTGGACTTGAATTACAATCAGATATTGTAACTAGAACTCAAAGAGGTATAGATAAGAATGGAAAACAATTTAGAGCATATAAGCAATCCACTATAAAGAAAAAAGGTAGTTCTATTGTAAATCTGCAAGATACATTTAGAATGTTAAAGTCTGTATCATTTAAACCTATAACTGGTGGGATCAGATTTTATTTATCAGGTAGTAGAAATAAAGGTTTAACTAATAATGATGTTGCATACTATAATAAAAAGAATAAAAGGGAATTTTTAGGCTTTACTAAAAAAGAAACTACTGAACTTAAGAAAGAACTAACTAAGATTTATAAAGGGCAGTTAATTAATAAGTAATTTCAAGTTAATCTAAAACTGTATAAATTAAAGCAAAGCAATTTAAAGTGTCTGTAAATTATTATAAATTATTATTTAAATTTCCACTCTAGATACTGTATTATCGGTGTTTTCTTTATTGGTAATTTATTAATTTATAGATTTTAATTCAAAATATAATCAATATAATAAGAATAAGGAGGGTAACGGGTAGTCCTTAAATCTTAATCTGGTGATATCTGGTATGTGAGAATATTTAGATTACTAAGTTACACCATAAATTTTAGACTATATTTTTATTTAATCTAACTGCTAATAATATGTAAAATTTTTAAAAAATTATATATTATGATATAATAATTCCAATGTAACTCTATGTTACAAAATCACTTTTTTAATTAAGGAAGTTTCAATGGAAAACTCAACCAACCAAAATGAGGTAAACGAGAACACTACAACTCCAGATGAAAATGTAGGAAATCCAGTTAATATGACTCAAGATCAATTGAATGAGTTAATTAACAAGAAATATGCTAAAGGTGCTGAAAAGGCTAAATCGGAATTATTAGGTTCACTTGGTGTAGATAATATTGATTCTTTAAAAGAATTAATTGAAGCTAAAAAACAACAAGATGAAGCAAATAAGACTGAATTAGAAAAGCTTTCGGAACAGCTGAATTCTACTGTTGCTGAAAAGCAATCACTTTTAGAACAAATGGAGCAAATGAAGTTTAAAACAGAAGTTTCTACTTTATCTGCTCAAAACGGTATTAAAGATGTTGAGGTGTTTGAAGTTATGTATGAAAAAGCTTCAAAGAACGAAGGGTTTGAAAAAGATACTTTTATTAACCAGCTTAAAGAAACAAGACCATATTTATTTGGACAAGAAACACAAACTAAGCCAAAGGTAGATAATACATCAAACAACAAGCAAAATCCTTCAGATAGATCTACACAAATCGCTAAGGCTCAACAACTTGCTAAAGAAGGCAAAGCTGGTGAAGCTAAAAAGATTTTAGATTCATTATATAAATAAAGAGGAATAAAAAATGGCTAACGTTATTACAACTGCTGCAACTTTAGATGATTCATTAATTGAATTAATTGATACAGAGGTACTTGTTTCAGGTGCTGGTGTAAACAAAATTGATAACTTTGTTGAAACAAATGTTGAAATTGGTGCAAAATCAATTTCTTTTACAGTATTTTCAAAATTAGCTAAAGCTACTACTCCATTAACAGATGGTGCTGATGTTGATTCTGTTGCTATGGCTGACACTTCAGTTCTTTTAACTCCAAAAGAGTATGGTAATGTTGTAACTACTACACAATTATCTAACTTACAAACTGGTGGAAAAGCTGACAGAGCTGCTGCAAGATTAACTGGTATCAACTTAGCTGAAACTACTAACCAATTAGGAATTAATGCTTTAGAAGCTGGAACTAACACAACTGCTGCTGCTTCTGCTGGTACACTTGCAAAAGGTGATTTAAGAGGTGCTTATGAAAGATTATCTTCTAAAAGAATTCCTAAAATGAATGGTTACTATGTAGCATTTATGAATCCTGCACAAATTTCAGATATTAAAGATGATTACATCTCAATTGCTCAAAATACTAATTTAGAATTAGCTACTAATGGTGTAGTTGGTACTTTAGAAGGTTTTGTTATCGTTGAAGATGCTGATGTAACTGCTGGACAAGTAAACTGTTTTGGTATGGGTGCATTAGGAAAAGCTGTATCTGCTGCAGAAGAGCCAGTTATTACTGGACCATTTGACAAATTAGGTAGAATGATGAATATGGGTTGGAAAGGTACTATTGAATATGGTATCGTTGATGACAACGCAATTGAAATCCTTACTGGTGCTTAATAAATGAAAGCAATAGCACTTAGAAAAGTAAAGTTCAGATGTAACGATAACTTGTATGAGTGCGAACAAGGTCAAGAGGTAGATATTAAATCTACCGACCTTGAACAAGCAAAAGCAAGTAAATTGTTTAAATTTGAAGAAAAAAAGACTGTAAGAAAATCTAAAAAGGTTGAATAATGGCACTAACTCTAACTAATGCAGAAATTATTGAAGCATCACCATTATTACTAGCTGATGTTGTTAGTAAAGCAACTGATGGATCTACTACCACATTAATAACACACGATTTAAGAGATTTAGATGAATATTCTGTAATCGGTGCTTACATTTGTTTCTTAGATGGTGAAAATAAAGGTATTGATAGAATTATTACTGATTATAGTTCTGCTGGTGGTGTAGCAACTTTTACATTTGATACTTTAGACTTTCCTATTGACAATACTACAATTTTCGCAATTATGTATTTATCATATAAATCTGCATCAGATAGAGCTAATGCTGTTTTAACTAATGATTTAAAGAAAAAGGGTTTTGATATAAACTTTTTTCTAAATCCAGCTGACTTAAAAGAATTACATCTTTATAGAACTGTTGCACATATTTGTTTAGCTAAAACACAAGATCGAAACGATGAAGATACTTACTGGGTTAATTACGAAACTTATATGGAAATGTATAATACAGAACTAAATACTTTAGTAGCTGATTATGATTCAGATGAAAGTGGAGCAATTAGTACAGAAGAGGAAGATTTAAATATTGGGCAAGTAGGGTTTCAGAGATGACAAATTATATCAAAAGCTTAGGTTATAGATTTACAACTAAAGATACATTAAATCCTTTAGAGTTTAGACTTATAGATATGGCTGTTGAAACTAATGAGGACATATCAGCATTAGGTAAAATTAGATATAATAGAACAGAAATTTATGAATTATGCTTATCCAAAAAAGGCTTTAATATAGATAGAGTTTCTGAAGTTTTAGATGGTATAACAGATTTATCAGAGTTGGTAACTGGTTCGGCTACAATTCAAGAAGAAGAACGAAGTTATTTAATTACATTTACATTTATAAAAGAGGTTTAATATGGCAATTGTAAAAGGTTATAATGGTAGCATTACAGCAGGTGGAGGTTCAGTCGGAGAAGTTAAAAACTTTTCTTTAGACCAATCTTCAGATGTTGTTGAAGTTACTACACTTGGGAGTGCTTGGGCAAAAAATGCTTCTACTATCAAAAGATGGTCGGGATCATTAACAGCACATTTTGATATTGGTGATACTGGGCAAGACGCATTAAGAACGGGATTATCTTCAGGTTCTGTTGTAGCTTTAGTATTATCATTAGGTGATGGAACAACTTATGCAGGTGATGCAGTAGTTGAATCTATTTCTATTGCAAATGATGTAGCAGGAATTGTTGAGGCTTCAGTATCGTTTACTGGATCTGATTCATTAACTGAAACACCATCAGCATAAATGATTTATAAGGCACTCTAAGGAGTGTCTTTTTAAGTTATTACAAGGATTGATTAAAATGGATATTAAAGCAGCATTACTTGCAGATATTTTAAAAGCCAATGAAAAGTTAAATGAAATAAAATTTACTGTTAATAAAAATGAATATACATTTTATTATAAATATATGACTATTTTAGAACATACTAGAATAAACAATTTATGTATTAAAGAAACTACTTACATCAAAGAAGATGGGACTAAAGAAGTTAAAAAAGAAAAGCAAGAGCATTTATTTCCTATTTATACAATTCTTGAAAAAGCTTTAGATAAAGATGGTAAAAGATTATTCAGTCTAACAAATAAAAATGATTTCGATACTATTGCTAAATTAGATTTAAGAATTTTATCTTTAGTTGCTGCAGAAATGACTTTAGATATTACTGGAAATTTAGAGGAGTTATCAAATGGCTGAAAAAATAGAATTTGACCTTACAGTAAATGGTAAAAAAGCTAAAAAATCTATTGAAGATGTAGAAAAAGCTCAAGAAGAATTAGGTAAAACTACAAAATCAACTACAAAAGATATGGAGTCTAACTGGGTCTCATTAGGTGCTAAAATTGCTGCTACTGCTGTTACATTTGGTGCTTTAATTAAGGCTGGGGCTGATAACGACAAAATGATGTTTGGCTTAAATCAAAGAACAAGAGAATACATCAAATTAGCTTCACAACAATACGGCGAAACTCAAAATATAATAGCTTCTTATGTTCAAACTGGTAAAGCTGCTGGAATGAGTGGTGATCAAATAAAAGCTATGATTGATCAAGCTATTGCTTTAGGTAGATTATATCCAAATGAAAGCACAGAATCTTTTATAGATAATTTAACAATGCTTAATACTACTGGTGAGGCTCAAGGTTATATAGTAGATATCTTAGAGCAAAAATGGGGTGCAATAGATTTAAAAGGTAAAAGTCTAGCTGAAAAAATGGCAGTAATAGAGGAAAAAACAGCAGGAGTTAATAAAGAATTTGGAAATTTAGATGGTGCTAAAGTTGATAAGGCATTAACTGAAGTTATGGCATCTTTTACAGACTTAGGAAAAGTTGTTTTAGGTTTATTATCAGATTCAGGAGCATTTACAGCATTAAGTAAAGGCTTAGGCTTTTTAAAAGCTACTATGAGTGGATTAGCTATTGCAACTGGATATGTAAAAATTGGTATTAAAGGCATATTTGGTCAAGATACACAAGAAGATATAAAAAATCAAACTGATTTAATTAAAGCAAATAATAAAGCTTGGAGTGATCTTTTTAATACTAAAGGCAAAGATTTACCTGCACCCAGCAAAGAGGACTCACTAGGTATAGAACAAACATCTAACAGAAAAGATCAATATAGTTTAGAAGTAACTAAAAAAGCCGAAGAAGAAAAACTAAAAGAAATTGAAAAAGCTAAAAAAATAGAAGCAGAATTAAGAAAAAAATTTGATGATGATTTTGTAAGATCTATAACTAGTAATACAGAGTATGAACTGCTACAGCTTCAAAAACAATATGATGAATATTCTAAGGTAGTAGGAAATAAAATTAAATTAAATGAATGGTATTCTAATGAAAAGAAAAATATTCTTGAAAAGAGCAAAGAAGATGAAAAGCTAATAAATGAAGAGATACAAGGATATTTCAAAGACACATTCTCAACTAAATTAACAGATAGCTTATTAGAAGGTAAAGCATCATTTAAAGATTTTGCAAATTCTATAATAACGGATATAGCTAGAATAATTATACAGAAACAAATTGCAAATGCTATTTCAGGTGCTATGAGTGGAGGTTTCTTTGCTCAAGGTGGTGTTATAGGTGGAGAAAGTCCTGTACAAAAAAGATTCGCAACTGGTGGAGTAGTTACAAGACCTACAAGACTTGCATCAGGTGGATTAGTAGGGGAAAGAAACAGAGCTGAAGCTGTATTGCCTTTAGAAAGAACTGCTAATGGAGATTTAGGCGTTAAATCAGCAGGTGGGAAAGGTGGTGTTGTTATTAATATTGAAAACAATTCCGGTGTTCCTATTGAAGCCGAAAATATTATGAGTGGTGGAAATAAAGAACAAGAAACAATCAACATAGTTTTAAGTGGTATAAATAAAAATACTAATGGTATTAGAGATATGCTAAAAGGAATGAAATAATATGACTTATCCAAATATAACACCGCTTAATGGTGTAAAAGAAACAAGTATAGGTAAAACAGTTAAATCTGAATTTGATGGAAACTATGTACAACAAAGGCTAAAAACAACTAGATTTAGAAAATCTTTTGAATTAAATTATGCTTTATCTGACACAGAATTTTTAGAATTAGATACATTTTTTCAAACTTATTTAGGTTCTAGTTTTACATTTACACACCCATCAACAAGCGTAGATTATACAGTTAGATTTAGTGAAGATACATTAAATGCTACATATCAAACAAGTAAATTAATAAAAGTTACACTTAAATTGGAAGAAGTTTAAATGGAAGATCTATCAAACATAGCAAAAGCAGAAAAAAATAAATTAGTTTCTGATAGTGCATTTTTAATAGCCTTAGATATTGAAATACCAGATACATTAGATATTATTAGAATTGTTAATAATAATGAAGATATTGTATGGAATGGTGTAACTTATCAGGCATTTCCTTTTGAACTAGATGAAATAAAAGAAACATCAAGCGGTGAAGTAAGTGAATTTACTTTAAAAGTTTCTAATGCTAATAATGTTATCGGAAATTATGTTAGAGAATATGATGCATATGTAAAAAATAATGGGTTTGAGCCTATTAAAGTTACTTTATCAGTAGTTAATACTAATAATTTAAATAGTGCTGATTATGAAGTACAGCATAAAGCTACATTACTGAAGCCTACTATAAATCATCAAGAAGTATCATTTACTTTAGGTGGTGTAAATGCTTATAATAAAACAGTTCATAATAGAATGTTAAGAAATGCTTGTAGATTTAAATTCAAGGGTGTTAAATGTGGTTATAGTGGTTTAGAGAGTGAATGTAATAAAACTTATGCAAGATGCCAAGAATTAAACAACCAATCAAGATTTGGAGGTTTTCCATTAATAGGTAATAAAGGTGTATTATTATGATAAAAGATTTTATAGGAATTCCTTTCATAGATAAGGGCAGAGACTACAAAGGTGCAGACTGTTATGGTTTGTGCCTTATTTACTTTAGAGATGTTTTAAATATAAATATTCCTGATGTTATTGCATCACCTAATCAAGTTAGAATGGCTTATTTAGAATACCTATCAAATATAAGGGATTTTTGGATTGAACATAAAGAACCTAAAGAAAATACAATAGTTGCTATGATGACTGATCCAGATAATCCTAAATTAGTTACTCATTTTGGTATAATATTAAAAATAGATGGAAAGCTTAAAATATTGCATACTTTTAGAGATACAGCATCTCATATTGTAGATATTGATAATCCAGTCTATAAAAACAGAATAAAGGCTTACTACGAATGGCGACATTAACACTTATAAATAATGCTTTTGACATTAACGACAAAGAAGTTTTTGCTATTGATAACAAATTTGATGGGCAACCTTTGTATTATGCTTTATCAGAGTATATAGAAAAATTTAAAGACAAAAGTTATGATGTAGTATTTTCAGTAAACGGAGTAATTACAGAAAATCTATTTACAAAAATTAATAAAGATTATCATATTGCGATTGTACCTATTCCAGCAGGTGGTGGCGGTGGTGGCGGTAAAAACATATTAAGAATAGTGGCTTTAGTAGCTTTGATGGTGGTAGCACCTTATGCTGCAGTTGCACTTGGTGTAACTGGTGTAGCTGCAACTGCTGTAACAGCAGGGATTATGATTGCAGGGGGATTATTAATTAATTCTTTAATTCCCGTTCAAGTGCCAAGTATGAATTCATCTAGTACTGATCTAGAAAATGTTTCAACCACATACGCATTTTCAGGTGGCTCAAATGCTAGGCAAGAGGGTACTGCTATTCCTATTGTATTAGGTAAGGCTAAAATAACGCCTCCAGTTATATCATCTTATCTATCTTTAAATGGTGATAAGCAATATATAAATATTTTAACAGCCATTAATGATGGTAAGTTTGATACAGTTCATTCTTTTAGTATAAATGATCAAGATAGTTCTAATTTTAACGATGTTTATTCATACGTTAAATTAGGCGATAATATACAAACACCTTTAGAAAATTTTAGTGATAATATTGTAACTATTTCAGATGGAAGAAGTATTAATGTGCAAAGTCAGGAAGTTATATACACATCTTCTTCTAATGCTATTAATCAGCTACAAATAGGGCTTTTAATGACTAAAGGGCTTTATCTTATTCAAGATAGTGGTAGCTATTCAGGAAGAACGATATCACTAGATATTTATTATAAGAAAGTTACTGATAGTGAATACACTTTGTTTGAAAATAAAGTAATAACAGGAGTATATAAGACAGCAAAAAGATTAGTTTTAAATATACCTTCTTTGGAAGCTTCAGATTATAATATAAAAATAGTTAGAACATCAGCATACGATACAAACACAAGAGTAGCTAATGATCTACAATTAGAATATGTTAATGAAGTTACCTATGATGATTTGACTTATCCAAATGTAGGGCTATTATCTATTAACGCTATGGCAACGGATCAACTTTCAGGAGGTTTTCCAAGAGTTTCAGCAGTTGTTGAAAATACTTATTTAAGATATTGGGAAAATGATGTTTTAATTGAAGATACTAATAAAAGATTAGATAATCCTGCTTGGGCTACTTATCATATTTTAAGAATGGCAGGTTTTAATAATGAAACTATTGAACTTAGTGCCTTTGAAACTTGGGCAGATTATTGTGATTTAAAAAACTATAAATGTAATTTAGTTTTAGATACAAAAATGGATCTACCAGATATTCTAAACATGATTAGCCCATTGGGGAGAGGTAAAGTAATTCAAAAAGGTGTAAAATGGAGTGTAGCAATTGATAAAATTGTTGAAATGCCTACTCAATCATTTTTATTTACATCAGGGAATATTATTGAAAATTCTTTTATGTTAGATTATTTACCTTATACAGACAGAGCTAATGTTGTAGAAGTTACATACTTTGATGAAGATAATGATTATCAGGCAATGACAGTTCAAGCACAATCTAATAACTTTGATGCTTCATCAGATGAATTTAAAACATCTATTACTTACTATGGCTGTACAAATAAGCAAATGGCAGCTGATTATGCTCAATTTTTAATTAATAATAATAGATACATTACTGAATCTGTATCATTTACAGCTTCAATAGAGTCATTAGCTTGTAATGTAGGTGATGTAATTAAAGTAGGTAAAAAATATTTAACTAATAATATAGAAGATGGAAGAATTGTAAGTGATACATCAGGAACAATTGTTTTAGATAATGAAGTGCTTTTAGAAGCTGGGAAAGATTATTCAATTGATATTAGAAAATCATCAGATGATACACTACACACTTTTGAAATAGTAAATACAGGAAATACTACTAATACAATTACTTTAGTTAATCCTACTACAACTTTTGAAGAGTTTGATGTTTACTCAATAGGTGAAACAGGATATCAAACTAATCTATATAGAGTTATTGATATTACTAGAAGCAATGATTTTGAAAGAAAAATTTCAGCAGTTGAATATGTTCCTGAAGTGTATGATGATACTTTAGTGATTCCTGATGAAGAAGTTAAAACAATTTATAATATTGTTGGCTTATCAGCTAATGATAATTCAATAAGAAATGAAGATGGAACTATTACTGATCAACTTTCTATTTCTTGGCAAGTGAGAGGCTTTGCAAGTACACTTCCTATTTATATTAATGATAGATTAGTAGGTTATTCAGAAACTAATGACTTTATATGGGAAAAACCAGATAGAGATACTAATTACATAATTAAAGTAGGTGATGCAAGTATTTCACATACTTACCTAGGTACTTTACAGCAATTAGATGCAGTAACTAATATTAGCTCTAACTTTTCAAATGGAGTAGTTTATATCACTTGGGATAATAACAGAAGTCCTGATTTTGATCATTTTGAATTAACTGTAAAAGGTAGAACATATAAAATAGCTGATAACTCACTTAGTTTAATTGATTTAGATATTGGAACTTATGAGGTTGGAATTTATGCTGTTAATACAAGTAAAATCAAATCAGACATATCTACATATTCATTAGTTGTTAAACAACCTACATTAATGTTTAGTATTAGAGATAGTTATTTAATTGAACAAGCATTTTTAGATGGATTAATAACTATTTTTACAAGCGAAACAGCTCCAGTAGCTAATCAAAAATATGATTTATGGAAAGTTGATATCAACTCAATAGAAGTAGATGATTTAACATTTAATTCAGCTATTTTAGAAGATGTTACTTGGCAAGAGGGTCAAGACTACAACTTATATAAATATTGGAATGGTAATGAATGGGTATTCTGTACACCTGATCAAATTGCCGTTGCTAGAAGAATGTTAGGTCAATTAACTGAAGCTGGTATAGCTGATAATGAAGTTAAAATATTTAGTATTCAGCCTTATACACCTTATGAAGTTAATGATTTATGGATAAATGGAACAACTATAAAAATATGTACGACTACTAGAGCAAGTGGATCTTATGTATCAACTGATTGGGAAGATGCAGCACAAGAAAGCTTATCAGTATCAACTAAATTAGAAAATGTTATTTTAACCTCATAATTTGATATAATTATAAAAACCTAAAGGATTTAGAAAATGGCAATTACAGTTAATGAATTTACACCGTCTGTTAGTATTTTAGATACTGATAAAATATCACAGACAGATGATAAAATCAGAACAATAATAAATGAAACTGGAACTTACCTAGAAACAGAAAGTCAAAGTGCATTTACACAACTTGAAAATGATGTAAATACTAAATTAAGTGAAGTCACAAATAATCCTGATTTTACTTATACATCAGATGCAATAGATGGTCTAATTGAAGACATACCTAGAACATTAAGCAAAGTAGCAAGTAGTACACTACAAAATTCTGATAGTGTAACATTAAGCAATACTACACCTACTAATGGATTTGCTACATATTTACATACTGGTAATGGTTCTACACAAGATATACTTAATGGTATAGACTTTGTAAGTTCATCAGATTATAGTGGATTATCTTTATGGAGTGCTGGTACTTATAATGCTGGAGATGAAGTTAAAATAGTTAGAGAAGGTAGAACGATT